AGGACGTTGATTTAAAGATTAGACACCGTAATGACACCGTAGTAAAGGCCACCATCTTCGATGAGTTTCTTCCCGTATCGAGTCATGATTCCTTTGTTCGGTGTGAACGAGTTAGGATCAAGAACGGTTGGAGTCGAAAGCAATGGAATGTATGGAGCATAGAAATAACCAGCGTCCAGTACACTACTGCCTTTGAATCCGAGAAGAATTCGGCAATTCGGGAAGAGTGGGTCTTTGTAGACCTTCATCTTGCCTTGCAAATTACCAACGTTCATAATACCGATGTCAACGCCATCAGTTGTGAACGCATCGCTAGCACGGAAATCATTGAGCTGCTCGAATTTGGAGCAAACGTCAGCGGATGTTACCATCCAGTTCGCAGGTCCACGTAGTGTGGTTCTGTGAATGATATTTGCGACTTCCAAAGTCTTGTAAAGCAGTGCAATGTTGCGATCAGTGAAGTTCACTGATGCACCCGCTGCGGTGGCAAAGTTATGATCAGCACGAATAGCTGCGGCGATAATGAGATCATTAATGATTTCACGATCAATTTCCGCTACCATTTCGTCAGCCATCAAGTCGGTTAACGTCGATTCGGCATCGATGTTATGAACCGCTTTGAGATCCTGTGCTGCTTCCAACGACCACGAAGTTTTTAGCTTACGAGTAACGGCAGCAACGCTGTCGCTATCAATGCTAAGGGTAACTTCTGGTTGGAAGGGATTGGATTCCAGATCATACTCATAATTAACACGTGCAACGGATCCGGTCGGGAGACCATCACCAGAGGCAGTTAGAGTAACCTGAACAGCACCGGTGGCGTGATCAAATTTAGTAGCACCAGATGTTGCAGTGTCAACACTAATAGCACTGGTGAAACCTGTCACACTACCGATCAAAATCGTATCAGCATCGCCATCAGCGTCGAAACTAACTCGAAGCCCTGGGGTCGAGTCAGCACAAGCTGGGTCAGCGTTAGCAGCAGAGTCAAAGACTTCCAAAACTACTGTTCCGGAAAGAACTGGACGATGAGCAAGAGTTGCGGAAACAAATTTACCGCCACCACTTTCAGTTGCCGCAATCGTGGCATCTTCGCCTTTTACTTCCTGAGAACTATAGTATGGATCAAGTGCCCAACCGTTTTGACGAGCAAAGCTCTGAGCGGTATTTTGGCGCATGATCTGCGTACCAGCAACCGTTTGACCTTTGGAAAGGGCATAACGATATCTGATGTAAAAAATCAAACTGGCAGGTTGACTCATTGGTTGAACACCAACAAGACTATCTGCGATCAATTTGGGGTAAGACTTCCGGATTAATGGTAGAGCAAACCGCGTAAAGTCGGCAATGTTTGCCGTCGTGGTTTGGTCTTCCAAAATCATTGAACGCCCTTCGGGATTCCAGGCGTTATATTGGTTTTCAAGAAGTGCAGCCATCATTCCGAACTTTTGTGAACCGATTTCTCGGCACTTGCTCAGAACTGGCGACCATTTCTTGACCAACTGGTTTCGCTTCGACTCATGTAAAACTGCTGTCTGGTGGAGATCAGTTTGTTCCATGAGTGGGCGACCAGCTGTCCCTTCAGTCAAATGACGACGAGTAGGAAGAGTCATTAGTCACTCCAATAACAAACTTGTAGTTAATAAAATTAAAATTAAATAAGATCGCCATCCATGTCAGCAGCGATGTTACCAATCCCAAAATCGCCACCGGTTGTGCCGGTGACATGAGATTTAGTTCGTTGCTGAACAGGTTTAGGATCTTGATTTTCCAAAATCGTGGGTCTGGTTGTTACCGGCTTACCAGAACGCCGTTTTGCGTCTATTCGACGCGGCTTAGAAGACGTTACGCTTTCTTCAATTGCTTCCAACTTACTTTGCGCTCGCGAATTTTGTTGAACTGCAGATTCTAATGACCTGTTTTTCTTCAAAATTTTTTCTGCTAGCGCAGTTTGTCGGTTAGCAGTTTCAATAGCTAACTTCTTCTCTTCATTTACTGTTTTAACTTGTCGCTTTAACTTCTTTAATTCGACTTCAATTCCTCCATCGGGCTTGCTATTTGGCTCGATTCCTTCCACAAGGGAAACAATATTCTTGAGCTTAGCTAATGCCTCGGATTCTTTGATTGCCGATTGGCGAGTTAACGCGGACTCCACAGCAGCTGATTTGGTTTCACAAAAGATCTGCACACGGCGTGCTAATTTTTGTTTGTGAATTTCTGTTTCTTCAATGCAAATCTTTTTAGCTTCTTCGATTTTAGCCGAGTACTCAGACTCAAACTGTTCTCGGAGCGTTTTCTTGTAGCTTTCTAAAGATTCGCAGATCTGCTGGGACACCTCAGGTTTTGCACCAGATTTTTCCAACAATGCTTTAATCTTTTTCATCTTATGGCTCCATC